TTGAGTTTGACATGATGGCCCTGCTCCGTGGCGATTCCGTGAAACGGTGGACGGCCTACATCATGGGGAAGCGCAACGGGATTTTGAACGCCGATGAGATCAGAGGATGGGAAAATCTCAACCCCATACCCGACAAGCTCGGGCAAGAATACATTGTTGAAAAGAACATGATTGGCCTGTCTGACCTGGGGGCCGATGTTGTACCGCCGGGGGCACCGAATGAAGCCTGATTATGAAAAGGCGGTCAAGCCTGAATACGAGACGCGCAAGGATGACAAGAAGAAAAAGGGGAATGGCCATGAAAAACCGAAAAAATGAGATTGAGCGTAGAAACTTTCCCGTTGAAGAGCTCCGGGCGATTACCGATGAAGAAGGCTTGCGTCATATCTCCGGGTATGCCGCAGTGTTCAATTCACTATCTGAAGACCTCGGATATTTCCGGGAAAAGATCGACCCCGGCGCGTTCTCGGAGACAATCAACGCCGACGATGTCCGCGCCCTGAAAAATCACAACTCAGATTATGTGCTCGGAAGGAATAAAAGCGGAACACTGACCCTCTCCGAAGATCAAAGGGGCCTGAAAATAGACATACAACCACCTGACGCACAGTGGGCGCGTGATCTTATGGTGTCGATTGACCGTGGCGACATAGATCAAATGTCCTTTGGCTTCCAAACAGTGGCGGATAGATGGGAAATCGTGGACGAAAAAGAGGTTAGAACCCTCATGAAAGTACGCCTTTTCGATGTCTCGCCGGTCACATTCCCGGCCTATCCCGATACGGAAGTCGGATTGAGATCCCTGGAAGAGTACCGGAAGACGCAGGAAGAGGAAAATGAAGGCAATAAGGCGGATAAAGACCTGATCGGCCTGAGCATACGCAGGAAAAGACTAAAAATAAAAGAAAGGGAAATGGAGGACTAAGCTATGAATGAAAGAATTAGAGAGCTCCTTGCGGAGCGGGCAAAGGTCGTGGCCGATCAGAGAGCGATGCTTGACAAAGCAGAAGAAGAGAAGCGTGATCTGTCGGCTGACGAAAACATCAACTACGAGAACATGGACAAGGATGTTGACAAACTGACCCGGAACATCGAGCGAGAAAAGACGCTGGAGGCGCGGGAAAAAGAAATCAAAAGCCTTGCCGATAATTTTAAACCGGACCCCGGAGATAAAAAGCCTGATGAGGTTCGCACCTTGGAATACCGTGGACAGAAAATCACATTACCGGCACATACTGACATCCAGAACAGGGCATGGAATACCTTCCTGTCCCGTGGAATAGGAGCTGTCGGTGTCGATGAGATGAGAGCATTACAGGCAGATGCGGACATTTACGGTGGGTTCCTGGTTGCCCCTCAACAGTTTGTCCTTAAGCTGATTCAGGCGATGGATAACGAGGTCTTTATCCGTGGCATGGCAACCGTTTATCCCGTGACAAAAGCCGAGTCCCTGGGCGCTCCGTCGATGGATACCGACATTGCAGATCCGACATGGACCGGTGAAATCAAGACCGGAACGGAAGACAGCTCCCTTGCTTTCGGAAAACGGGAACTGAACCCTCATCCCCTGGCGAAACTTATCAAGATTTCAGAGAAGCTGCTTCGGGTCTCCGCGATGGACGTTGAAAGTCTTGTGACAGCTCGTCTTGCCTATACGCACGGTATAACCGCAGAAAACGCATACCTCAACGGTTCAGGCTCCGGCCAGCCGATGGGAGTTTTTACGGCGGCCACTACGGGCTTTGGTATCAGCACAGGGCGCGATGTTTCCACCGGCAATACCAACACAGCATTCACCACTGACGGCCTGATGGAGGCTCTTTACAATCTTAAAGGGCAATACCACGCAAAGGCGACATGGATCTTTCACCGCGACGCAATCAAGAAGCTGAGGAAGCTGAAAGATGGCGAAGGTCAGTATATCTGGAATCCCGACATCAAAGGCGGGCAGCCTGACTCAGTTCTGGGGCGGCCTTACAAGATGTCGGAATACTGCCCTAACACCTTCACGTCTGGGAAATATGTCGGGATCATTGGCGACTTCTCGAACTACTGGATAGCCGATGCTCTGAGCATGAGAATCCAGCGCCTCAATGAGCTTTACGCGGCCACGAATCAGGTCGGGTTTATTAGCCGTATGGAATCTGATGGAATGCCAGTTTTGGAGGAGGCTTTCGCCCGCGTGACCCTGGGATAACACCAACATGGCGGGGTGAAATATACCCGCCTTTACCAAAAAATTAAGGAGGTAGAAGGACATGAACCTTTTGAAGAACGTAAAAATTGACCAGATACTTGGTTATTTCGCAGCGGGACAGGTCGCCAAGACGACCGATATAATCGACATGCAGGGTTATGATGGTTGTCTGTTCATCGCTGGTTTTGGAACCATCATCGAAAATGGAACCCTGAATGTTCAGGTGTTGCAGGACACCGATAGTGCAGGCGGAACTATGGCGGCGGTAGCAGGAACGGCAGCGCATACTGTCACGGCGGCGAACGCGGCCCTTACTAAGTCTGCCATTGCCGTGGACGTATACAAACCGCAGGAACGATATCTTGAGGCCACCGTGACACCGGCGACACAAGACGCCGTACTCCTAGGTGTGACAGCGATCCGCTACAAAGGCAAGATGGGGCCGGATGCTAACGGCGATCTGCTCAAAGCGACGCAGCTCATCAGTCCCGACGAGGCGTAATTAACCCGGCCTTAAATGGCTACTCGGTGGGGGCTTCTCCGGCCCTCACCGGGGCAACCACGGAGAAGACTTTATCATGGAAGATAAAAAAGAAATTGCCCGAATCAGAGCAACAAAGTGGTGTCTCGATAATCCAGAAAGGGCGGCTGCATCACGGAGGGCATGGTATTTGAGGAATAAAGAAAAAATGAGATTGTATAACCTTGAATATCGAAAGATCAACCATGATGAACTGGTGGAATTTGATAGAAAGCGGAATGCAACAGAAGAGAGGGTCGCGCAACATAAAAAGTGGCGCGACGCTCACCCTGAAACCAATAGAGGAAAAGTAATGAAATGGCGGAAGGATAATCCAGAAAAAGCAAGAGAAACGCAGTGCAATTCACAGGGGGCAAGACGAGCAAGAATGAAAAATTCTCCCTATGAACGAATCGATCCGGCGATAGTTTACGCTAAAGACGGGGGGATTTGCGGGATTTGCGGAAAACATCTGGAGATGTCTGATTTTACGATGGATCACATCGTCCCCATTTCTAAGGGAGGTGGACACTTGGAAGCAAATGTCCACTCAGCGCATAGGTTATGTAATATCAGGCGTGGAAATAGACCCCTTAATATCCTCTATTCAATTTAGAATAAGGAGGAAATTAAAATGTATCAGACTAAAGTTTATAGAGACAGTGGTGGAGACCGCCAGGTTATCGCAGCGGGCGGAATCCTCAGAATGGAGCCGGGATCAATGATCCAGTACGCGAACCCAACGGGCGCGGCGGATTATTACGTTGACGGTAATGTATCAGCAACCGGAGCGGGAACCATTGACTCCCCGTACTCCACATTTGCGGAGGCGGTGGCCGCTTCCAATACGAGCATTGCGCTCACGGCAAATCGTTGGTGGGCGAGACGAAACAGAATCTTCATTATGGGCGATGATCTTGAAGAAGACAACGTTCTTCTACCGGAAAAATGTGATGTGATTGGCCTTGGATCATCCGACAACTACCAGAAAGCCTGTATCAGGGGGAATCATGTTCCTATCGGCACTAAGATGGGATGCAGGTTCTTCAATGTCCGGTTCCGCCCGGCGGCTTCCGGCGATCTCTGGACGCTGGCAAGCACCACAGGCGGGGGCCTGGAGTTCTGGAATTGCATCTTTGATGCTCACTATGACTCTTATACCGCTCCTTCGGCAATCGATATGACCTCCGCCCAGTACGTCAAAATTATGGGCTGTGATTTCCTCGGCGCGTTTTCCGGGGATGTTATTGATATCGGAGCTGGAAGTATTAACGGCCTCAGGATCATCGGAAACAATATACTCGGCGGCGCGGACAACGGAATTGTCGCAACGGGCACAATGACATGCGTTCAGGGACGGAATGGCCTTGTCGCAGACAACTACATCCAGGTTGCGGACAAAGTTATTGACGATGGCGCAGACGGTGTTCTGTATTGTTTTAATAATGTGGGCGTTTCGGCGGAAAACGCTGGAGCGAGCGCTTATGTAATTACGAGCGGTTATGGAGCTAACAACATAATCACCTGTGGGGATGGGACTGTTTCAGTGCCGTCCTGTAATTATGGCGCTCAAAGCTAATTAACCACCCTGGGGGCGGCCTCCCCTCTCCGGGTCGCCCCCGCCCTCCCAAAAAGTAAAAGGAGGTACAGGAGATGGCAGTAACAAGAATAGGCAGTTTAGAAAATCGGTTCATAGGGCTTTCCACTGACACGAAACCAACCACCTGTCAGATCGGAGCGACATTCCTTGAATATGACATGCAGAGGCTTTTTGTATCTCCGGATGGCGGCACGGTCTGGACTCTTAAAACCCCCTCCGACCTACTGACAATCACGAAGACAATCAACCTGAAGCAGGAGGCGGATGATTATGACCTTTTCACAGCCACCACG